TACACCGTGGCCAACATCGCCCACGACGGCACCGGCGTCACCACCCTCACGCTGCGCGAGGCCTGAGCACCATGGCCGCCCACATCACCCAGCAGATCCTCGCCGCCGTCGCGGCCACCCTGGTGGCCGCCAGCACGGCCGCCGGTGCGCGCGTGTACGTGGACCATCCCGACGAGCTCACGGCCGCCATGCTGCCCGCCCTCGTCATCACCTGCGGCCCCGAGCAGATCGAGGCGCTGGGCCTGTCCTGGCCCTTCGCCCAGGCCCGCAGCCTGTCCTTTGACGTGATCGCCGTCACCACCGGCCCCGGCGCCGCGGCCTCCTCGCGCGCCCTGGCCGGGCAGGTTGAGGCCGCGCTCTACGCCAGCGACACCGCCTCGCGCCTGGGCGGCCTGGCCAAGGCCCCCATCCTGCTGCAAGCCACCGACCCCACCGTCACCGGCTCGGGCAAGGAAATCATCGCCGAGCTGCGCCAGTCGTGGCAGGCCCTCTATCACACCGTGTCGGGCGTGCCCGACGCCGCCGCGTAACCCGCCCGCCACTTAACCAAACCCACCAAGCAACCCGAGGACACACACCATGGCTTACTACTACCCCGAAGGCTCCAAGGTCTACTACAGCACCACGTTCGCCGGCGCCAAGACCGTCAGCGCCGTCACCAACGCCAACCCGGCCGTGGCGTCGTCCACCACGCACGGCTACACCGACGGAGACCCCGTACTGTTCAATTGCGGCTGGGAAGACGCCAACAACACCATCTGGGAAGTCGACCAGCAAAGCGCCGACACCTTCCAGCTCGAGGGCCTCGACTCCAGCTCCACCACCTACTACCCCGCGGGCACCGGCACCGGCACCACGCAGCTGGTCAGCGCCTGGACCGAAATCCCGCAGATCCTCGACATCTCCAGCACCGGCGGCGGCCCCAAGTACGGCACCGTCTCACCCCTGGGCCGGCGTAACGACATCAAGACGCCCATCGGCTTCGAGGCCATGAGCATCGACATGGGCCTGGGCTACGACGCCACCAACGCCACCTGGCAGGCCATGCTGGGCATCACCCGCACCTTCACCAAGGTCGCCATCAAGATCGTCGTGCCCGGCGGCGGCCGCCTCTACGGCTACGGCAACCTGATCGCCAGCGAGATGGTCGAGATCAGCAAGGGCAACGCCCTCAAGGTCAAGGCTGCCATCAGCCTGGACGGCCGCATGGTCGGCTACGGCGCCTGAGCGGGGCCGGCATGAGATAGGCGCAGCGGGGCGGCTTCGGCCGTCCGTCAGATCCTCCCCCGAGTCTGCCCGCTGCGCCCCTTTATCGGGGCGTTTTTTCAATCATCGGGGGAAACCATGGCCTTCAACATCGAAATCAGCGACACGGTGCGATTCACCGTGCGCTTCACCACCAAAGACGGCGCCGGCGTCGAAAAGCCCGCCAGCTTCGACCTCATCGCCCACCGCCTGGACGTGGACGAATACAAGGACGCGCTGGCGCAAGAGACCAGCGTGACCTTCAGCGACTTCCTCTGCGGCGTGGTCACCGGCTGGGACGGCGTGCGCGACGGCAACGGCGCGCCGGTCGACTTCAGCCTCGACGCCCTGCGCCGCCTGTGCAAAGTGCCCGGCCTGGCCTCGCTGATGTTCAAGAGCTACGGCGTCGAGGTCTCGGTAAAGGAAAAAAACTAGAGGCTCTGGCCCGAGCCCTCGCCAGCCAGAGCACCCCACGCCATGACCCGCCGCCCGACCCCAACAGTCCACTCGCGCACGCCCTGGCCGGCGCCGGCCTGCTGGGCGGCGCTGTGGTCGAGCCCGTTCGCACCCTCTACCTCTGGCCGTGCAACGTGCAGGCCTGGCAATGCTGGCAAGGCGTGCGCACCCAGTGGCGCACCGGCATGGCCGGCGCCACCGGGCTGGACTACGCCGGCGTGCGCGCCTACCTCGACCTGCAAGGGCTGGAAGGTGAAGAGCGCCGCAGCGCCTTTGCCGGCATCCAGGCCTGTGAAGCCGCCACGCTGGCCGCATGGGCCGAGCAACGCGAGCCCTGATCGCCACAACGCAGGAGCACCCGCCTGATGGCCACCGGCAACGAAACCAAGATCATCCTCACGGCCGAAGACCGCACCGGCAACGCCTTCAGCACGGCCAAGAGCAAGCTCAGCGGCCTGGCCGACGAAGCCAGGGCCGCCGCCGGCGGCGTGGGCGCCCTGGGCGCCGCCTTTGGCGTGCTGGGTGGCGTGGCTGCCGGCGCCATCAGCGTCTCCGCGCTCAAGGGCGCGGTCGACATGCTCGACATGCTCGACGACCTGAGCGAGAAAACCGGCATTGCCACCGAAAGCCTCTCCGCCCTGCGCTACGCCGGCGAGGTGGTCGGCACCCCGATCGAGGCGCTGGCCACCGGCGTGCGCAAGCTCAGCCTCAACATGGCCGCCGCCGCCGGCGGTGGCAAAGAGCAGGCAGCCGCCTTCCAGGCTATCGGCGTGGCCTTCAAGAACCTCGACGGCAGCCTGCGCGGCAGCGACGCCGTGCTGGGTGACATCGCCAGCAAATTCGCATCCTTCCGCGACGGCCCCGAAAAAGCAGCCCTTGCCGTTGAATTGTTCGGCAAGGCCGGCGCCGACATGATCCCGCTGCTGAACAAGGGCGCCAGCGGCATCGCCGACCTGCGCACTGAGGCCGAGCGCCTGGGCGTAGTGTTCAGTGGCGACCTGGCCGCCAACGCGGCCGAGTTCAACGACAACCTCAAGAAAATCAGCCTCTCCGGCCAGGCCTTCGCCACCACCATGGCCGGCGAGGTGCTGCCCACGCTCAACGAGCTGGCGCGCGTGTTCCTCGAAAGCAAGGATGGCAGCAACAGCCTGGCGCAGATCCTCGGCACCGGCCTGAAAACAGCCCTTGAAGCCGTCGCCTTGCTGGGCGCCAACGTGTCTTTTGTACTGCAGGGCATTGGCCGCGAGATCGGCGCCATCGCCGCGCAGGCCGTGGCCCTGGCCAAACTCGACATTGCGGGCTTCAACGCCATCAGCCAGGCCGTCAAGGAAGACGGCGAGCGCGCCCGCGAAGAACTTGACGCGCTTGAACAGCGTATTCTGGGCTTGGGAAAGATGCCTTCCTTTGTTGGTCCGCAACTTCCAACCGGGTTTGATGAGTCATTTGCCGCGTTGATGCGGCAATACCAGGCCGCCGCCCCGGTGGTCAAAAAGCTGGGCGATGAGGCCAAGGCCACCGCCGACGAATTCCAGAAGCTGCTCGACAAGATCCAGGGCAAGGCCAGCGGCCTGGATGCCGACTTCAGCAAGAACATCGGCACCCTGAACAAGGCACTGGCCTCCGGGCGCCTGAGCTGGGAGGACTACACCAAGGTAGTGGGCCAATACATCGCCCAGCAGCCCGCGGCCATCGAGGCTGCCCGCGCCGCTGCCAAGGAAGCCGAAGAGCGCCAGACCGCCCGCCTGAAAGAAGAAGCCGGCATCCAGGAGTGGCTGCGCGCCCAGGAGGCCGCCGCCGCGCAATCCCTCAAGTCCGTCAACGACCGCATCCAGGGCCTGCAGGACGAATCTGCCGCCGCCGACCTGGCGCAGCAGCAGAACATCAGCCTGGCGCAGGCCATCGAGCAGGTCACCATCGCCCGCCTCAAGGAGCAGCAGGCCGTGCTGATCGTCGGCTCGACTGCCTACGACAACGTACAAAAGGAAATCGAGGCCCGCGAGCGCCTGATCGGCGTCATCAACACCAAAGACCTGCGCGAGAAAGAAACCAGCGGCTGGGCCAGCGTGTTCGCCAGCATCGACAGCACCGCGCACGACGCCTGGACGAACGTCTGGGAAAGCGGCTCCAGCGCCTTCAAGCGCATCGGGCAAACCCTCAAGTCCGCCGTGCTGGACGTGCTGTACCAGATGACGATCCGCCCCTTCATCGTCAAGATCGGCGCCAGCGTGCTCGGCGGCGGCTTTGCAGGCGCGGCCAACGCCGCCACCGGCAGCGGCTCCAGCGTGCTCGGCTCCATTGGCGACCTCAGCAGCCTCGCCGGCATCGGCGGCAGCCTGTTCGGCTCCACCGCCGCTTACGCAGGCGCCATCGGCGGCGGCAGCCTCGCCGCCGGCTCGCAGGCCGCCATGCTGGCCGCGCAGACCGGCGTCTTTGGTGCCGAGGGCCTGGCCATGACTGCCCGCGCCGCCGGTGGCATGGCCGGCGCCATGGCCCCGGTGTTGCAGGGCCTCATGACAGCCGCCCCGTACCTGGCCGCCGTCGCTGCCGCCAAGGCGCTGGATCACAGCGGCACCCCGCACACCGGCGGCGGCAGCGTGTATTGCGCCTCGGGCGGCCTGGTGCAGGCCAGCCAGCGGTGCGGTTTTCAACAGCGGCTTCACCGGCATCGCCTACCGCGCCAGCACCGAGCAGTTCACCACCGGCATCGTGCAAAGCATCGTCGGCATTCTGGACAACGCCGCCACCACCTTCGGCAAGCAGGCCGGGTACATGGCCGCCGCCAGCTTTGCGGATGAC